AAACAGGGTAATACTATTCGTACTATTTCTCCTGCTAAAAATATACTTGCAAAGTTTGAATGTCCAGAGAGCTTTGATAATGACTTTGCGGTTTATGATCTAAATGAATTTCTTGGTGGGTTATCACTCTTTAAGGATCCTGATTTTGATTTTAGTGATCCTTCTTATCTCTTGATTAATAGTGGTAAGTCCAAGGTTAAGTATTTCTTTTCCGATCCTAGTGTAATTACAGCTCCTCCAGAAAAGGATATTGTTCTTCCTACTGTTGATGTAGAATTTACATTAACCGAAGAAGTATTATCTTCTTTGCTTCGTGCTGCTAGTGTATATCAGTTACCAGATTTATCTTTAGTTGGTGATGGTACAGATATGAATTTAGTTGTTCGTACTAAGAACAATGATACTTCTAATAATTTCTCTGTTAAGGTTGGTGATACAGATAGGAACTTTAGTTTTAATTTTAAGGTTGAGAATTTGAAGATTATGCCTGGCGTTTATAACGTACAAGTATCAACTGCAAATATATCTCAATTTGTACATGATAAGTGGAACTTGTCTTACTTGATTGCTTTAGAACCTGATTCTACGTACAACTAATGACTTTACCAGAAGCACCTTATACTAATGGAAATCTTTCGGTAGTAGTACCGATGGATGATTTTAAATTAATGTTAAGGCAAATGTGGAAGTCTCGTAAAATGGAACCTAAGATAGGTGAATTGTATGAGAAGTATTTAAAACTTACAACTTTTGAATGATGAGTGATTTTATCTGGGTTGAAAAATATAGACCCAAAACAATTGATGATTGTATTCTTCCTGAGAATATCAAAAGTACGCTTAAAAGTTTTATAGAAAAAGGTGAAGTTCCTAACTTATTACTTTCTGGGCCGCCAGGCATTGGTAAGACTACTGTCGCCAAAGCTTTGTGTAATGAGATGGGTGTTGATGTTTATGTTATTAATGGATCTGATGAAGGTAGATTTTTAGATACAGTTAGAAATCATGCTAAGAACTTTGCATCTACTGTTTCTCTACAGAGTAATGGTAAACCAAAAGTTATTATTATAGATGAGGCTGATAATACTACTTCTGATGTTCAATTACTTTTACGTGCAAATATAGAAACTTATCATAATAACTGTAGATTTATTTTTACATGTAATTATAAGAATAAGATTATAGAACCACTTCATTCTAGATGTGCTGTGGTTGATTTTTCAATTGGTGGTAAGGAGAAGGTTAGATTAGCTGGTGTATTTTTCAATAGGGTTAAAGAGATATTAGATCTTGAAGGTGTTACTTATGATGATAAAGTTGTTGCAGAAGTTATTAAGAGTTATTTTCCAGATTGGAGAAGAGTATTAAATGAACTTCAGAGATATGCTTCTATAGGTAATATTGATACAGGAATATTATCATCAATTTCTGATGTTAATATGAAAGATCTTGCTAGAGATATGAAGGATAAAGATTTTGGTAAGGTTAGGAAATGGGTTGTAGAGAATTTAGATAATGATCCTGCTAGTGTTTTTAGGAAAGTGTATGAGAATATGTATGTTACGTTAGAGCCTGGATCAATTCCACAAGCGGTTTTAATCTTCGCTAAATATCAATATCAGGCTGCATTTGCTGTTGATCAAGAGGTCAATACACTTGCTTGCTTTACCGAACTCATGTGCGATTGTAAATTCAAATGAACAGAACACAAAACAAAGAAAACTATTATTATTTCTTTTGGATAGTTGCGATGGTGGCTTTTATAGTGCCACAAGTAGTTACTGCTTTTGCATACCATAGACTTGCAGACCATTTAGATGGTACAATTAAAGTTGAGGTTATTAATAAAGAATGATTCTATCTGAGAAAGATACTTTATATGCAGTTGATAAAATCAATGAGGCTTATGGTGGTATAAGTCGCATTGATGATTATTTTCGCATGAAAAAGATTGAGCGTTTGAAGGAAATTCCTCCAACGCTCTTTGGAGTTTCTCATGAAGATAGTTTATTTCAGGATTTCTCTATACATCCTGAAGATATGAACTTTAAAATAGTTCAACCAGATCATTCTACATTTAATACTTTATTAGAGTTGGTTGCTTCTTTTACATATGAAGATGCGCCTGGAAAACAAATGAAGTTAATGATACAGGAAACTACTACAGGAAAAGTTGTAGGGTTCATTAAACTGGGTTCACCTATCATTAATTCAAAACCACGTAATCAGTGGCTTGGTGGTGTACCTGATCTTACTATATTCAATAAGAGAGCCATTATGGGTTTCATTATTGTACCTACTCAACCATTTGGATTTAATTATCTTGGTGGTAAGTTACTTTCATTGATATGTTCTTGTCATGAAGTAAGAGAGATGCTAAATAATAAGTATGATACTGAAATGTGCTTATTTGAAACTACTTCATTATATGGTAACATCAAAGGTACTAGCCAGTATGATGGATTGAAACCTTATATCCGTTATAGAGGTGATACAGAATCTAAGTTTCTTTTGACTCTACCAGATTTTATATACCATGATTTAAATAAATGGTTTATTGAAAAGAATGGTGGAGAACAATTAATCCATAGAGGTGCTTCTAGTAGAAAACTAAAGATACAAACTAAGATGATTTCTATCATTAAGAATTCTCTTAAAGAACATCATCCAGTAAAGTATACTGAGTTTCTTGAGTTTATTAAATCTCGTCAGGATGTTACTACTCAAAAAAGATTTTATATGTCCACTTATGGTTTCGAGAATTCTAGAGAAGTTCTTTTGGGAAACACAGATACGCTTGTTAAGGCTGAGAACTACGATAGGTTCTCTCTTAATTCGATTGTGGCTTGGTGGAGAAAGAAGGCTTCTAAGAGGTACGAAAACCTCAAAAAAGATGGAAGACTCAGATTGGAATTAGAAACTTGGGATATTAATAATATGGACTCTATTGATATAATAAGATGACACTAGCTAAATTCTTTACTGATCAAAAGTATGCAAAGACTATTAGGATATTAGTATATCCTAATATTACTTTCTCTAAGAATCTTGCTAAGGATAGTTATATCCAAGTGATCACTAATATGATTACTGAGTTGAATAAGATAAGAGATGATTTATTCTTTTACTTAGTTCTGCCAGAATTTTTAGAGATGCTGGATTTTTATAATACTAGTCAGTATCTCATGAAGGTTCCTACATATCCTCCTACAATGAGATCACATTTTGATGTGGAAAAGTTTAGGAAGATGTTTGGACATGATTTAGATATTGATTTAGTCTTCTCTCATTTACCAGAACATACTCATGCTGTAAAGAATGTTATGAGTAATGTAACTCATCATGATCCAGCTTATTTTGGTTATTGTCATTGGTTTGATTTAGATGATGTAGTTGCTTGGAGTCTTCCTAGTTTTAATCAGAATATATTAGGACTCTTAGAGATGGATAGATGTTATTTAAATACACAGAGTCAGAAGAACTTAGTTTTAAATCAAGCTTCTAATGTTTTTAATAAAGAAAATGTTGCAAGATTAAATGATATATTAACCCCTCAACATTTAGGTGTAAAGGAAATAGATATAGTTGAACCTCTTCAAAATACTGATAATCTAATTGTATTTAATCATAGACCTGATACCTATAAGGACTTTAATAACTTTATGCGTATTCTAGAGGATCTCAGGAAGGTTAGGCAGGACTTTGAAGTATGGATACCGTTGTTGGAAAAATCTACTGAGAGCTGGATTACTACAGAGAAGTTTAATAAACAAAGATATTATAAAAAATTACAAAGATGTAGAGTTGGATTTTCACCTAAACAAGTTTATGGTGGATGGAGTGTATCTACTACAGATGGTATTATGAATGGTTGTCCATATATCATGTATGATGCTGATTATTATCATGAGTTAAATCCCACAGCAGATTTCTTTAATACAAATGATACAGCAATTCATTTATTAAATAAATATCTCGATGACGAGAATTATAGAAATAAACAATCTGTAATATCTCAGAATCATTTAAAGGAAAATCTTATCTATGAAAATGAGATCCTTAAGATGAGTGATTATATTACTGACCTTTTTAATTCTCAGAAGAGAACTAATACAGAAGTAACTAAAAAGTTAATTGCTATTATTAAGGAAAGAGGACAGATAACCAAAACGGAATTGTTCTCTGCAAATCTTGGTTGGGGTCGAGGTATTAAGTTTGGGCCTTATAGAAGAGCTCTCTTGTCTAATCCTAACATTTATGATATCATAGATCCAATTCCTTCTTACTGCTGGAAGAATGACTAATGCTATCAACTAATTATAGAAATCAATTAGTAGATATATGTTGCCGCATAATATCTACAGATGGAGAAGTATCCTTACAGGAAAGGATATGGATGACAAAACTATGTGATCATAATACATCTGCAAGAGAACTTGCTGGTGCTTTATTATGTCCTGATTTTATTGAGGATGTATAAACATGACAGAAACAAAAACACCAACTTGGATAGATAAATTAAAATCTCTAGATGGTTTTGATTATATTATTCTATCAGTTTTATACTTAGAAGAATTTATTAAACGAACTTTAAGTGGAATCTATTTGTTATGGCAAAAATTTGATCACTGGAATTTTAATAGGAAATTACCAAAGTGATGGACATTAAAAACTGGGAAAAGGAATATCTTTCTATGGATGTTTCCTTAACTGATAGAGAAAAAGAAATACTTAAGGGAGATTCTATAAAATCTCATGAGGGTATGCTCTTTGGACGCATGTATGCTGATTGGAAAGCAAGGAAAGGTTTTGATTGGAATAAATAATTGAAAAAGTGTCACAAGCGATGAAGACATATAAAGATTTTATGTTAGAATGTTCTCAACTAGATGAAGGAGGACTTTCTAGAGCAATAAGTAAATCTGATACTCACGATAGTGGACACATTTCTGCTGATCGTGGAAGTAGTGAATCCGCTAATCGTCAGAAGCGTAAAAAGCTCGAAGGAAAATTAAAAAAGAAAGGCATTGGTTTTAAAAAGACCACTGGTAGTTACAAGTATGATGATGGATCTACTGGAAGAGAAGTTTCTTATCATACAACTAGACCATCTGGTATGTCCAAACGTAAGTTTGGTAAAACAATGCGTCGTGCTGGTAGAGAGGCAGGACAAGAAACTGTTATCACTAAGAAGGCAGGAAAACCTGCAAGATTACATGATACAGAATCTAAGAAACCTAGTAAGTCTATCAACATAGGAAAGAAATCAAAGCCTGGAGATCATCCAAGAGGTGATGGACAGACTGGCGAAAAACGTACAAGGGGTACTAAGTTATCCAAACCCAAAAACAAGGATAGAACATTTCATTATGACAATTAAACCTTATGATGACTCCAATTGGAGAGAAGAGTACAAAAGTTACACAAGTAACAAAAAGTACCTTGAACTACTTGAGAATGGGCCTAAGAGTTTATCTCAGTCATGGATATTAGGTGCATTGTACAATGAATGGAAGAAGATAAAAGGATATAAAGATCCTGAACCACCAGATTGTCAATCAAGTTTAAAAGAATTCTACGCCAAACAACAACAGTTGGAGGACACTAACTAATGGAAGATCATCACGTTAATGATTTGTGGGAAGATATGGATAGACTTAATTCTTTATATGAAGAGTTATTATGGGATCATGATGATGAGTTGCAATTTTTCATAGAAGGTAATAGAATAGTAATTCGTAATCTTGACCAAGAAAATGGTTGAATTGAAAGAGTGGCTTAATTCTATTAATTCCACTAAGGAAAATCTTATAGATAACTGTACAACAGAAGAAAAAGATTATCCTCCCTATATTATTAATAAGTGTCTTTCTGGTTTTAAAGATACAGTCTTTATTGCCAATGAGATGAATCTTTCATCTCATCTAGATAACAAACTACAGTATGACTTTTTTATAAATATTGTCAGACCGAGGAAAAGATTCTCGCCTTGGATTAGGAAAGAGA